CATCCAAACGTATTCAGAACGTTCGTTAATAGCATTTAAAACATAGTTATCGGTACCATCATCTAACTTTGCACCTGATGCCTGAGAGACATATGGGAAAGTTTCAAGAACTGTACCTGCTGTACCTGTAAATTCACCATTTAAATCTACAACTGCGACATGTACTTCATCTTCAGTAGCGCTTTTACCAGTTGCATATGAACTAGTACCAGGTGCACCATCAAATGAAGACTTATAAGTCCATGCATCAAATGCAGAATCATTGGCAGGACAAAGTGATACTCTTAAGCTATTACCTAAGACACCAGGATATTTGGCTACAAAGGTATGTTCATCTGAGTCGAGTGCAGCAAGTTGTGCATCAAAATCATCTTTGTTCTTGACTGTTTCTGCTGGTGGTGTAGCAGCAGCTGTCTGACCTGTAGTAGATACAGAGTTTCTAGCAACAGAAGTAACTTCTCTTACTACCTGTGCTGAGCTTGAGTAACGCAGAAAATACGCTGCGTTATGAAAATCGATTGTGTTAGTTGTGTCAGGAGAAGCAAAAGTTTCTACTAGTTGCGCTTCATTTGCAACAGTGGTTCTTTGCTCTACAGGACCCCAACGGAAATTACCTACGATGGCGCCGGTGGTTGACTGGACATTTGGCACGCCGCCAGTCAGATCAATTTCTTTGACGACAACCGCAGGAGATTCGGACGGTGTAAAGAGTGCCATACTTTTTTCCTTTTCGGTTACTAATTATATGTTTCCATAATACGGTTGTTCACTATTCATCATTATTTATATAAAAACAAAATTATAGGTCCGGATCATACTCGATTGCCCATGGATGATCTTCTTTCTCTATCTTTTCTATATGAGAACTACCATCATCAATAAACCCAAATGGCACAACATCATCTTCAATTTCTTTCATTCTTTGATTAAATAACATATTTTTTAAATCAATATCAGTCATATCACCAAAGTATTGTGTAGATGAAAAGTAACCAAACATTACTAAATTCATCATTAAATCATCATGATTACCATCAGCTGCTTCATATGATTGTCCTTTAGATACAAATGTAGATATTTCTAGAATAGTTTCTTCATCTACAATACTTAACTTATTATTCTCAAGAATATCTTTAATAGCAGAACATCCAAGTCTTTTTGTTTTTCTGGTAATTTCTATACCAATTGAATTTGCTTTTACAGAAGATTCAAGGTGTATGTTTTCATACTCTAAGTCATGATATAAACCATTACATACTACAGTTCCTTGGTCATTTGATTCTACAACTACATATGCTTTATTGTAGACATTCGCATACTTATAGATAATATTGGGGAAGAGTAATGGCGAGATAGTGTTATTGCGATATACAGCAACCTGTGCAAACGGGCGGACGCTAATATCGATCAAATTAAATGTAGAGTAGTCCTGACCTCTTCCCTTACTTACATCGACTGTCATGATATAGTCGTGATTTTTTACTACTTCTTCGTATACTAAAAGGTCACCGTTCTCAAGAGCTTTCTTGTATGGCTTTGCTCTAAAGCTCATAAGCGTTTCAGCATTAATAAGAGTATCTCCAGTACCAAAGAATGTATTACCAAATTCTTGGTCAAACTGAAGCTGAGACGTATTTCCTATTGTTTGGATTTTCCATTCTTCGTCTCTTCCCGGAACGTCCCACCAATCGACTCTAAATGGATTAAACTCATTAATACCTTGAGTGGCTCCTTCCCATATTTTATAGAAAGTATTGCCAATGCCATTCGCTGTCGAGGTAACGATAATTTTTGTATCTTTACCAGCAGAGACAACAGGATATGTTGATGTATAGAATTCATTTGCACGCTCCACAAATGCAAACTCATCAAGATAGAGAAGGTTTACCGAAAGACCACGAATAGAGCTACCGCTAGTAGCAGCAGCGATGATACGCGAGTTATTGCTGAATTCAATGGATCCTTTGTTAAGCGCTTTACAACCCGGCTGTAAGAAGAAAGGAATGTTTTCCAACATAAGCGTAATGCGAGATAACATTTCCCGGGCAGTCGCCCCTTTATTCGCAAGAACCGCAACTGTTTTCTCTGAATTAAAGAGCGCAAACCATAAAAGATAGGCGCATGCCGAGATTGATTTACCTGACTGTCTGCAAGCCAATACAATGTTGAAACGGTGTTCATTGAAATGCCTAAACATTTTTCTTTGATAAGGATATAGTTTAAATGGAACTAATCCGTCATCAAGTGATATAACCTTACAGTACTTCTCGGCAAAATAAACCGGATCTTTACTGCACTTATAGTATTCTTTGATTAATTCTTCTGACCATCCTTGTTGAACACCATCGCGTTTAACATTAGGATTTCCTAGATAAGACTCAGCCTGAATCTGGTGTAACATCAATTATATTATCCTCATCACCATTCAGCATTCTTTGTAAGTCCGCTGTTGAACCAATAAAGACATTATTATTTGTAGTAGCAGCTAATTGCTTAGGCTCTTCTTTTGTATTGATGTCTTTATTTTTCTTATTCAGATCCATTAACTTATCGTTAATATCTGAAATATTTTTCATCATACCAGATAATACTTCATATGCTCGTGGATGCTCAGAGGCTCGAGCTACTTCGATCATATCTTCAAGAGATTCTCTACCTTTTTCAATTAGGTCGTAGTATGTATCTCTAGAATAATCATAATCTGATTTAATATTTTTATCATTCTCTGCCATCTAGCTGTACCAATTCACGATTTTTCATATGCTCTTCTATAATCTCTTCTTTTGATTGACCATAGTAAGAAACAGCATGGTGCTTTTGAATCATCAACTCATTTAAATTTTGATTACCATTTACAACAAACACACCAAGTATTCTACCAAATTTGCCAGTCTTGTCTTTTTCTGTTCTTAATATTTGCATTGAATTAAGAGGCATATGTTTTTCTACAAATGCTTTAGCGGCTAATCCATATTTTTTTTCTTCTAAATCTCTAGTACGTGATTCTGGTGTATCGATACCAAATAGACGCACCCGTTCTTTATGTAACCATACGCCAAACCCTAGATCAATATCTACGTCAACAGTATCACCATCTACGATATGAACTATTTTACATCTATATTCGTACATTCTTAATCCTATGCGCTATCAAAAGATAGATCTATTGTTGTTGTAAAACCAAAATCACTGTCTGCTAATCCAATAACTGAAGTTGGATCTGGTGTTACTGTAATTGTTTCTAGTTTTGCATCAGAATCTGTAAGATCTGCATTCTGTAAAAATACATTGTTAACTGCACTACGAATAATATTTTTATTCTCAATTGGCCCATAGAAAGAAACTTTCATTTCAAAATCTAAAGTATATATGATAGTTCTTCTTTGTTCTAATGCACCATCAAAGTCATCACTAAATGATACGCTTTGAATTACAATTGGAATATCTTCTTTAAAGTCAGGATATTCTGAACCAAATGGTTTGATTGTTAATGTGTACTGCGGGTTAAACGTAGGTAAGATTTGCTCTACAATTTGTAAAGCATCATCTTGTGTTTTAGCATACACATTTAACTGAAAGCTAATATTATATGGAACAGGTGAATAGAATTTTTGTCTGTTTGTATTAGCAGACCCGATTGTATTAAAGTTGCTTACCTTAGTTAACTGTCTTGTTTGATCGTAAATCATCGATGTAATTTCAAATGACATACGAGGTAACTTAATAGCAACCTTTTGGTCATTATCTAAATCAGGATTCTCTGCCAACCTTTCAAGAAACTTAGATTTAGGTGCATAAGAAAGTGGTACCTTTACTTGACTAATTACTTGATCACTCGCATCTTTGCGAATAACGTACAAATTATTAAAAAGCGAACCAAATACTGATACACTCTTTCTTACTTTTTCATGATAGAAGTGTGTGCCGAACATTAGCTAGGATCTCCGAATGGGTTACTTTCGCTAAAGTCTAAGAATCCTGCAGCATCCGATTGAAAATCGTCATTTTGTTCTGTATTAGAAATTTGATTTTCTTCTGTTACACTTAGTACTGTAAAGTCTGAATCTCCGATTTCAATAGGTGCAGTTGTAACAAATGTATGATAATCACCGTCATTAGCACCAACATGAATTAGATGTAACTTATCGTCAGAGTCTGAGTATTGTGAAACCTCGCCTCTAATAATTGTACCATCAGATAGAGTCTGTACAGCCGTTTCTCCGATATAATTATCAGTACCTAATCTATCAGAATCAGTTAACTGTAAAATATATTTGTATGCATATTCGCGCTCAATAGTATCAATAGCATCTACACCGGTATCAAAGTCTTCATCGTTATATTCAAACAAGTTAGCACGTAATTTATATACAGGAAGATTTGCTAATTGATAAAATGGTTGCTCGTGCTCGACATGACTAATTTCAAATATTTTATTAGTCATAGGAAGATAAATTAAGTCACCTTCTCTTGGTCTCTCACCTTCAATCTCATTATCATATTGACTTACAGTTTGCTGCCATCTACGACGTGATACTACAAACGTAGCTTCATCTCTTATCTCTACACCAAATCGAGTAAACAGATCACCTTCACCATCGAATCCTTCAATGTTGTCAATATACATTTCAATTTTATAAGAAGAATTAAAGCGAGATGGTACATCTTCGCCAAAAATAGGGTCTTTATTTACAATGTCGCGAGGGATGTAATAGAGATCTTGGCCATAAATCTTAAGAGATTCTATGACAATATCGTCATAAAGGTTCTGTTCTGACCTGACTTTGTCAGAAAAATAAACATTTCTCATATTAACCTACAAAGAAATCAGGAGGCATTTCGTGTTCCATCCTGATAGTTTCTCTTAATCTTTCGATCTCTCCTGTAGCATCATCATAAAGTTGTCTACCATTTAAAATAACACCACCTGGAAGTTGCATACCTTCAAACTTAATTAAGTTAGCACCCCATTGCTGTTTAATTAATGATGTAGTATATTCTTTTAACCACATATCATTATAGATTGATGTATGTGAATTAGGATTAATAATTTTATAAACTTCAGCTACTATGTAATCACCTTCTAGAATATCTTTATCTTCAAAATCACCAAATATATACAACCTATTTTGTTTTCTAGAAAACTGTACTTGAGGTGTACCGTTTAACTTCATATCTAACATACCAAGATACTGCTGCATCTGATCGTAGTAAGCTAAATCGCCAGCAAAGTTTTGTAGATCTGCAATATCATTTAACATCATCTGATATTTAATATCAAAGAAGTTTCTAGACATAGAAAAATTACTAGTAATTGGAAATAGCTGAGATACGTATGTAATGTCAGTTGATAACGGTATATACTGATTTGTTACATCATCGGCTGTTACTAGATGTTTTAAATATGTTCTAAGAGTAGAATCACTATGGTATTCTTGATAGTACTGCAATGCTTCATCAAGACGGTCTTCTAATTGATCCTCATCAACGTTAATCTCAATAACTGGGTCACCGAGACGTCGTTTACAATAGTCAATTAGTGTATCTCTTGAATTAGGATTTGCCATTTAATTATTAAACCTGTGTACTCGGCATATTTCTTCTATCAACAGTTACAAAGCCTATACTAGCAGATCCAGTATCAGATGCAAATGGAAATTTTTGAATAGAATTACCATTTGTGTTGTTGGGTTGGCCAGATGTTCCAGCTGCAGCATATCCACTAATTCCTGATGATGTATTAGCACCTTCGGCTTTTGCTGTTGATAGATCACCTACATCAGTGGCATTACCGTCTGAAGCAAAGGAGAATTTTTCAATAACGTTAGATGCAGTCCGGTCTGCATCGCTGCCCCCACCAGCCATATATCCATGTGTACTTGAATTTGACCCGGATGGTCCGGCCTCCCTTCTTCCAACTGTTAAATCACCTACATCAGTTGCATTAGTATCAATTGCAAAGGGGAATTTTTCAATATAATTTGCCCAATTACTCCCGTTGGGGTCGCGTCCACCAGTAGCATAACCATGAGTAATTGAATTATTACCACTTAATCTAGAAATTTCTCTCGTTAAGCTACCTGCAGTTGTTGCATTTACATCAGATGTAAATGAAAATTTATCCATTACAGGTGTACCAGCTGGATAAGATGAAGTTATAGAACCAAGTACATATGCATTATCATCAGATGACACACCAGCATTTCGGTATCCAGTTCTAGTTAACTGCGCGTTCATTATTGAGGCATTGCCATCAGTTGCAAATGAAAATCTTTCTATACCGT